GACATACGTACAGGTGAGACTAAAAGAATGAACTGTCCTGCTTGTAATGGATATAAAACATTCACTGTGACCAATAACATGGGTAGCTTAATATGGAATTGTTATAAAGCTTCTTGTGATGCTAAAGGTGGAACCAGAGTACACATGTCAGTGGATGATATTCGTGCAGGGTTTAATGGAGCAGAGGAGTTCGCTGAGAGTACCTTTAGTATGCCAGAGTACATTGTCCCCCATCGTAACAATAAGGACGTTAGTGAGTGGTGTAAGGGATGGGGATTGAATGAAGATGAATTAAATATTATGTATGATGTGAAGGAACACAGGGTAGTGTTTCCGGTAATACATAATGGGACTGCCGTAGATGCTACAGGACGGTCATTAGGTAAACGTATTCCGAAATGGAAACGCTATGGAAATAGTGGGTTGCCTTATGCACATGGTTGTGGTAGTGTAGCGGTAGTTGTTGAGGACTGCGTGAGTGCGGCCATAGTAGGAAGTAGCGGAGTTAGGTTCGTAGGGGTAGCCGTGTTGGGAACATCGCTTTCCGAATCACATAAGTCGTATCTCTCGCAGTTCTCAACAGTTGTTATAGCTTTAGACCCCGATGCGGCAAAGAAAACCCTAGCTATAGCAAAAGAATTACGAGGTCATGTACCCAACGTGCGTGTCCTCAGACTACAAGATGACATAAAGTATCAACACCCTGACGATATGGCATCTTTAAATAACCTTAACCAACAAAGGAGTACATGACATGGAACTATCCCTATTACGTAGTCTTATGAACAAGTCTTTCTACGATGACCATCGTGGAGCGAAGTGTCCTGACAGACTATTCAGTAAAGATGTAAGAAAGATTAAGAAGGTAGTAGACCTTGCGATGGACAGGTATGAACGTACTGTTACACCGGATGAAGTGGAAGCATTGTTTATATCAGACAATCGTACACTGACTACTGCACAGAGACAGGCTTATCTAAGTTTGTTTGCACAGATTAAAAAAGAACAGCCAATGGGCAGTGACGTAGCACAGGAAGTGTTGAGTAAACTATTTCAACAGGTAGTGGGCGAGGACATTGCTAACCTTGGCTTTGATTATGTGAATGGTGATAAGACTACCCTTGAACCATTACGTAACTTACTTGAGCAGTATGGTGATGACTTCACACCTAATCTAAACATTGAGTGGGAAGACATTAGTGTTGAAACACTTCTGGCTAAGGCAGAGCTTGAGGCTAAGTGGTCATTTAATATTGCTCCGGTAACACGTAAGGTGGAAGGTGTATCCGATGGCCACTTGATTGTGGTAGGTGCTAGACCTAACGTAGGTAAGACATCTTTCCATGCTAGCCTTATTGCTTCTCCTCGTGGCTTTGCGGCACAGGGTGCTAATTGTATTGTACTGTGTAATGAGGAGCAAGCAAACCGTGTAGGTGCTAGGTATCTGACAGCGGCATGTGGTATGTCCGCTCGTGAAATCAAGGACAATTTAAGTAAGGCAAAGCTAGCGTATCAGCCGATAATGAATAACATTAAAATCAAGGAAGCATCGGGTCGTGGTATGGCATGGGTTGAATCTGTAGCCAAGACGTATAAGCCTGACATACTTGTACTTGATATGGGTGATAAGTTTGAACAGCAGGGTGGCTTTGCAAGGCAAGATGAAGCACTGAAGGCTAACGCTATTCATGCAAGACAGATTGCCAAGACATATAACTGCGCTGTATTCTACATGTCACAGCTATCTGCTGAGGCAGAGGGACGTACACAATTAAATCAGTCTATGATGGAAGGCTCACGTACCGGTAAGGCCGCTGAAGCTGACTTGATGATACTGATTGGCAAGTCCCCTGCTGTAGAAGGACAGGATGAAGACAGTCCCTTACGCCATATCAACATTGTAAAAAATAAATTGACAGGTTGGCATGGCATGGTAAACTGTGAGTTGGATTACTTAACAGCGAGGTACGAGGGATGAAGCTAACATTAGACGTAGAAAATACAGTTACACATCGTAATGGTAAGATACACCTAGACCCATTTGAACCGGAGAATACTTTAGTTCAGGTAGGTATGCTATCAGACCAAGGCGTAGAACGTATTGTTACCTTTGACCACAGTGAATTTGAGGCAGATGACTTTGGTCACACAGTAGTACAGGAATGGTTGGATAAAGCTAGTGTTCTTATATGCCACAATGCCGCACACGATTTACTATGGATATGGGAGAGTGGGTTCAAGTATGATGGTGATGTGTTTGATACCATGCTAGGTGAGTATGTACTACAGCGTGGACAGAAAGAACCGCTATCACTTGAAGCTTGTGCTGAACGCTATGAGCTAGACACCAAGAAGCAAGACACATTGAAGGAGTACTTCAAGAAAGGATATAGCACTAGAGATATTCCGCACGATGAATTGTCTGAGTATCTGTCTGCTGACTTACGTGCTACGCAACAGTTATATGACAACATACAGGCACGATTAAACAATGAGGCTAACGCAGGGCTTAAGAGTACAGTAGACCTAACAAACAAATTGTGTGTCTCTCTTGCACGTATTTATCAGCGAGGCTTTACAGTGGATAGCACTAAGCTTGATGAAGTGAGAAAAGAGTTTGAGCAAGAACGCCAAGACTTACAGGAAGCATTACAGATTCACATCAGAGAATTGATGGGTGATACTCCTATTAATCTGAATAGCTCAGAGCAATTGTCTAAGGTTATATACAGTAGGAAAGTAATAGATAAACCTTCTTGGGGTGAACGCCTTGACCCGTTCATGTCCGACAAAGAGTTTCGTACTATGTGTAATACCGGAACGGAACGTATGTATAAGACGGTAGCCAAGCAGTGTACTACATGTAATGGTACAGGTAAGACATGGAAGACTAAGAAGGATGGCACAAAGTATGCTAAACCTAATCACTGCAAGACTTGCGATAGCCAAGGCTACGTACTAACAAATACAAGTGTTGTTGCGGGATTAAAGTTTCGTCCGCCTAATGCTAAGTGGGCTAGTGCAAACGGCTTCTCTACATCCAAGCAGAAGATAGAGCTACTAGAGACAGCGGCACGGGCAAAGAACTTAACAGATGCACAGGACTTCTTAATTAAAGTTCGCAGACTATCTGCCGTTGATACTTATCTATCTTCTTTTGTGGAAGGTATTGCTACACATACTAAGCAAGACGGTAGACTACACGTGCGTTTACTACAACATCGTACATCTACAGGTAGACTATCCGGTGCAGACCCTAACATGCAGAACATGCCCCGTGGCGGTACGTTCCCCGTGAAGAAAGTATTTGTGTCTAGGTTTGCTGACGGTAAGATAATGCAAGCTGACTTTGGACAACTTGAGTTTAGAACAGCGGCATACCTATCGCAAGATGAAGTGGCTATACAGGAAGTGGTAACAGGATTTGATGTACATGCTTACACTAGTAAAGTTATTACTGATGCAGGACAAGTTACAAGCAGGCAGGAAGCTAAGGCACATACCTTTGCTCCACTATACGGAGCTACAGGCTACGGTAGAACGCCTGCTGAAGCTTCTTACTATGCTCACTTCACTGAGAAGTATCAAGGCATTGCTAAGTGGCACAGCAAGCTAGCCAAGGAAGCTATTAACACAGGTAAGATAGTTACGCCTTCGGGCAGAGAGTTTTCTTTTCCTGATGTGAGACGGAACTCACGAGGTAGAGTATCCCATTTCACACAGATAAAGAATTATCCGGTGCAGTCATTTGCTACGGCAGATATTGTACCAATTGCACTGCTACACATTGAGAAATTACTTGACGGTATGCAATCATGTGTGGTAAATACTGTACACGATGACATCATTCTTGATGTTCATCCAACTGAAGAAAGGAAAGTACTAAACATTATTGGTGAAACCAATAGACAATTAACACAGCTAATTGAAAGTCAATGGGGAATATCATTTAATGTGCCTCTTGAATTAGAAGCACAGATAGGACCGAATTGGCTTGACACGAAAGACGTAGCATGTTAAAACTAATAACCTTTAAACACTCGAAAGAAGGAGTATAATTCATGGAATTAACTACAATTGACACAAACAACTATGCAGAAATGGCTAAGGCTATGGGCATAGCAAACGAAGGTGGTACTAATAAGAAGAAGAGCAGTAACCTTGCTCGTCTACGTATTAATCATTCACCTATTACCGGTAACGCAGAAGTTAAAGGTAAGAAAGTAAAGATGGAAGTCGTATCTGGTGGTACGTATAAATTAGAGATACCAGATGGACCGACATATTACGCTGAGTCCATTGAAGTCAGACCATATCTACAACGCTTTATGTATAAGCGGTATGTCAGAGGACAGAATGACGAGCCTAATCGCTTTGTTAAGACTGTGATGGCAGACACATTGAATGTAGATTTGAAAGACAACGATGGTGGCTTTAACTGTGGTAAACCTGCAGGGTACATTGCCGATTTTAAATCTCTACCTGAGAAGACACAGGAATTGATTAAGCAAATCAAACGTGTACGTGTAGTACTAGGTACAGTAAAGCTTATTAATCCTACCGATGCTAACGGTGAGGAAGTTACGTTGGATGAAACACCATTCATATGGGAAGTTGATAACCGTGATGCCTTTAAGGCAGTAGGTACTCCGTTTACTCAACTGGCTAAGATGCAACGTCTTCCTGTACAGCATATGATTACTGCTACTACAGAAGAGCGCACAATTCCTACCGGAGCAGTGTACTATCTTCCGGTTGTTGCCCTTGATGTGACTAAGACTATTGAGCTTACACAGAAAGAGCAAGGACTATTCACTGACTTCCTTCAATGGGTTCAAAACTATAATGAGTACATCATTAATGCATGGCAAGAGAAAGCATCTAACCATGATGATGAAGATGACATCGAGATTGTTGATGGCATTGTAGACATTGAACTCGAAGAAGGAGTTGCATAATGAACCATCCTGCTGAACTAGCTTTGCATCAATACATGGAAAATGCCGTTAAAGGCAAGACCACTATGGCAGACACCACCATTAAACAGGTGGCGGATGACATATCAGATGCACTTAAGCGACAGTTCGGTAGCGGTAAGACACGGGGCGACTTCAGACTGAGAATGTCTAACGTGGGTCGCCCCACTTGTCAACTGTGGTTCGAAAAAAACCAGAGTGAAAAGGCACTGCCGTTTCCGACTACATTCATAATGAATATGATGCTTGGCGATATTGTCGAAGCCGTATTTAAAGGACTACTAAAAGAAGCAGGAGTACAGTATGAAGATGACGAGCAAGTTACTCTTACTCTGGATGATGGCACAACCATTAATGGAACATATGATATTGTTGTTAATGGTGCTGTTGACGATGTGAAGTCTGCATCAAATTGGTCATACCAAAATAAGTTTGAGTCTTATGAAACCCTTGCCGCCAAGGATGGCTTCGGTTACGTAGGACAATTAGCAGGGTATGCCAAGGCATCCGGCAAACGTGTAGGCGGTTGGTGGGTTGTCAATAAAGCTAATGGACAATTCAAGTATGTCTCTGCGGCAAACATGGACTTGGATAAAGAGATAGCTAAGATAGAAGATACTGTGAAGACTGTTAAAGAAAACAAGTTTGAACGGTGCTTTGAGCCAGAGCCGGAGACTTTCAGAGGAACACCTACAGGTAACACTGTACTAAATAGTAATTGTACATTTTGTTCGTACAGATTTAGCTGTTGGCCTACTCTTGAAGAACGCCCCTCTATTCCTTCCAAGGCTAAGGACCCTAAGATGGTTCCTTACATTTCGATAAAAGAGGAGCAAGTTAGTGCCTAACTATAAAGCATTTAGTAGAGCACGTAAGTATGGGTATCGCAGTGGGCTAGAAGTAAATCTTTCCAAATAC